TAAATAGGAATCACCTGTAAAGGGGCATTGGAAGCCTTTGCCCCTTTACTTTAAGAAAGGACAATACTTTGCCGGCTACCTACGTTACCAAGGCAGAACTTCGAGTTTTATTAGGAATTGGAAGTTTATATTCTGATTCAGTAGTTGAGGAGTGCTGTCAGGCTGCCGAAAATATTGTCAAAGGCTATTTGTGGTTTAATGATTACAACGTAATTGCGAGAGAGTGTACAACAACGGTAGGCACACTTTATACAGATCAAAAACATAACATTCAGGTTGGCGAGACAGTAGTTGTAGAAAATGTTGCGGCACATTACAACGGTTCAAAAACAGTAACAAAAATTACAGAGTATTCAATCTCATTTACTATAAGCAATCAGGCAGCAGAAACAAAAAGAGTAGTTAGACCTTACGGTACAATTTCTGCGGCAACCAACGCTGATTACGCAACAGTTCCTGAAATTCGTGAAGGCGCCGCTATGATTGCAGTTGATATTTGGCAAAGCAGACAACAAACAGCCTCTGGCGGAATTTCCCCAGACTTTCAACCGTCGCCCTATAAAATGGGCAACACCCTAATCGCAAGAATCAGAGGTTTGATAGCAAATCACCTTTCACCTAATGGTTTGGTTGGCTGATGACAGTTGCCGTTACAACTCTCAGATCAACCCTTGCGACGGCGTTGGAGAACGCTGGGGTTTGGCAGGTGTTTTCATACCCACCTGCCTCACCCATTGCCAATAGCGTAATTGTGCAACCGGATGACCCGTACATTGAACCAAGCAACAATATTTACTCAACTGTTGCACCTAAAGTTAATTTTAAGTTAGTAATGATAGTTCCAATGCTAGATAATCAGGGGAACCTGCAAGGCATTGAGGATATGGTTGTTGGCGTGTTTAACAAACTAGCCGCCTCAACCACATTGAAAATAAGTGTTGGCAATATCTCGGCACCGACTGTACTTTCAAACGTTGCCGGCGAAATGCTTACAAGTGATATGTCCGTCTCAATCATGACAAGTTGGAGTTAAACAATGAGCGATATTTATGATGTTCCTTCCGAGGACAAGGCTTGGCTTGAAAAAGTCGGGCAAGTAACTAAATCAGAGAAGCCAAAACCAGTCTCAAAGAAAGATGAGGAATAACCAATGGCTGTATTTCTAAATAATAAGGTCGGCGTAAAGGTTAATTCCGTCGATCTTTCAGATCATGTGACCGCCGTCACACTTAACCGTTCATTTAATGAACTAGCCGTAACCGCCATGGGCGATACCGGTGAAAAATTTGTGAAAGGACTTGAGACCTCTAGCGTTTCAATTTCATTTCTAAATGACACCGCTTCCGCCAACGTTCTTGCAACATTGCAAGCCGCTTGGGGAACTTCAGTTACCGTAGTTCTATTACAGGAAAAAGGAACCGCAGTTTCAGCAACAAACCCACTTTATACAATGACTTGCCTTATCAATAACACCACCGACATTAACGGCGGTGTTGGCGATCTAGGTACTCAGGATGTAACATGGACTGTTAACGGTGCCGTAGCCGTTGCAACAACAGGTACATTCTAAGGGGTATTAATGATTAAATTAAGAGTGTCAAAGGCTTCAGGGGAAGTATCGGAATTTGATATAACCCCTGCACTCGAATATGCGTTTGAACAGAATTTTAAGACTGGCTTTCACAAGCGTTTTAGAGACGAAGAACGTCAGTCGGACGTCTATTGGCTTTCATGGGAAGCCGAAAGGCGTGCAGGTAATACAGTTCCGCCATTTGGGGACAAGTATCTAGAAACTCTATCCAAGGTAGAGATTATGGACGCTGACTCCCCAAATGGGTGACGAGGTATGACTTTACTTATCTAATCGCTTTGTTGGCGGTCAGAACTGGCATACCTCATTCAGAATATTTGAAAATGGATAGATCATTACTTTTAGCAACAATGAACGTGTTAAAAGAGGATTCAAAAAGGATGGAAAATGCCAGTAGAGGTAAAAGGTATCGTTGAGGCACAAAGAGCCTTAAAGCAGTTTGCGCCTGATCTCTATAAGGAAATGAATAAAGAGATTCGTTCTGCAATGAGAAAAATTGTGGATGATGCTCGAGGTATGGTTCAACCAAATGTTTATGAATTAGAAAATTGGCAAGATCGAGGCAAGCCAGTTGTTTCAAGAACCGGCAGAAAATTAGGATTTCCAAGATATAACGAAGCATTAATAAAAAAAGGTTTAACTTATAGCCTTGGACGATCTAGACGTAATAGTGCTGGCTTTGTTAGTGTTTATAGATTATTAAACCGATCTAGAGTCGGTGCAATTATTGAGACTGCTGGACGAAAAAACTTTAACGGAGATCGAGACAGTCAAAGCAATAACCCTAACGCCGGCGCACATTTCAATAGGGCTATACAAGGCACCTACGGCGGTTTTAAAAGTATTGGCAGCCGTAGGGTTGATAAAGGTAGATTGTTATACGCTGCTTTTGCTAAAGACCAAGGTCAAGTTACCAACGCAACATTCAAGGCAATAAATACGGCAATTGCCAAATTTAATAGCAGCACCAAGAGGAGAATCGGGTTAGCAGCATGAGTACCGGTATTGAAATCCCAATTGTTAGCACCTACAAAGACAAAGGCGCAAAAGCAGCCAGCAAATCATTAGGGGCATTAACAAAATCAGCCAAGGCTTTAGGTGTCGCTTTTGGTGCATATCAAACTTTTAGATTTAGTAAAAATGCAGTTAGGGCTTTTGCAAACGACCAAAAGGCTGCAAACGCATTATCAAAAACATTACAAAACCTAGGTCAATCCTATGCAGTAATTAGCACCGCTGGATTTATCCAGAATTTACAAAACACAACCGGTGTTTTAGATGACGAGTTGAGACCGGCTTTTACCCACTTAGTTAACGCAACTTTAGATGCTAAAAAAGCGCAGACATTACTGTCAGTTGCTTTAGATACTTCCGCTGGAACAGGTGCAGATTTAGCGTCAGTAACCGCCGCACTAAGCAAAGCAGCCTTAGGACAAAAGACAGCCTTATTACGTTTAGGCGTAGGTTTAACTGCTACTGAAGCAAAGACAATGGACTTGGATGAAATTACCAAGTTTTTAGCCAATAGATTTGATGGTCAGGCATCATTAGCCGCTGAATCTTTTGCAGGAAAAATGGACATTCTTAAGGCTAAAACTGAGGATGCTAAAGAGATGATTGGTGGTGCGTTAGTAGGCGCACTTGATGATGCTTTTGGGAACCCTGAAAAGTACGGCAGCGGCATTGACGTAATATCTAATAAAATTTCAGGGCTTATATCTAAATTTGGTGAGTTGGCTAAGTTTACAAGGACTGGATTAGAAAACTTAACCCTAAGCCCTTCCTCACCTATTTTCCAATATAAACTAAATTTTGATAAACCTTTTGACCCAATGGCTATGAAATTCGATTATGTAGCCTTGCAAAAAGAGGAAAAGAAACTTCAAGCGGATGCCAAAAAACTAGCAGCGGCTAGGGCTGCGGCAATAAAAAAAGAAACGGCATTACAGAAAAATCAAGAAAAACTTAAGAAATTTGGCGGACTGTTTGACACCGAACAGATTGAAATTTTTGCTGCACTTCAAGGCAAGATTACAGAACAAGAAAAACTTAGACTAAGTTTGCAGTTAGCATTAATTCAAGAAAACGGAACCGAGGCTGAAAAATTAGCAAAACAATTGGCAATCGCTCAATTGCAAACTACTGACCTTGCTATTGCAATAAGCAAGATTCCTAAAGCCTTGAACCCATTTGAGGGCTTTGGTAGCGAAGTCGACAATCTTATTGCCAAAATTCTTAACATGTATAAATTATTGCAACAACCATTAAGTGCCGCTACAACGACACCGATAGTCAGCGCAGGTACCACGACAACTCCGTCCTTAGCAGCCGCTAAAGCAAAGATAGAGGCTGATACTGCAAAACTAAATCAGTTTAATCAGTCAATGTTGGATAAAATCGCTCGAACCAACAAGATACCAGATACAAGTGTCGAGCAAGATATCCAAGCACAATTACAGGCTTACCTTGCTGCTGATACTGCAATGCGTGAAACATTTAAGGAATTAAACATTAACATTGCACCGGCTGGAAGCGTTGTAACAACAGGTGATTTAGTTCAAGATATTCGTAATGGTTTAATTGAGGCTGGATTATCTGGCTCGCAAACTACTATTAACCGAAACCTAGGTTCTTTCCAAGTTCAATGACATTACCAGCAACCTTAGACGTATCATTAAACTTTCAATCCGGTGCTACATTCGGCATACCCTTTACGTTGGATGACCCAGTTAACGGCATACTTGGAACAAACATTTTATCCGAATCCTCGGCACCTGCTTTAGTTGTTAATCTGACCTCACAAACACGCCAAATAAGCATTAGGCGTGGCAGAAATATCAGTCGAGACATTTATGAAGCCGGCACATGTACGGTAAGAATTTATGACCCTAACGCAGATTTCAACCCTCAAAACACAAATTCGCCTTATTTTGGTCAATTAGAACCATTAAGAAAATTACGCATTTCCGCAACTGTTGGCGGTGTTACTTATTATTTATTTAGCGGCTACACAACTGATTATATTTATTCATACGATCAAGCGGAAAATGTTGCTTATGTAGACATTAGAGCAAGTGACGCTTTTAGATTGTTTAACATGGCTTCCGTTTTAACCGTAACTGGTCAAGCCGCAGGTCAAGATACCGGAACTAGAATTAACAAAATACTTGATACAGTTTCTTTCCCTACTCAAATGCGTAGTATCGACACCGGTGATACTTTAACATTGGCTGACCCTGCTACTTTGAGAACCTCTTTAAGTGCTATGCAAAACGCAGAATTTAGTGAACAAGGTGCGCTATACATAACACCGGAAGGCAATATTACATTCAAAAACCGAAGTTCGGTTATTGCCAGCGCAGGAGTCATCCCAACTGCATTTAATCAAACCGGCGGTATACCTTACAAGGATTTGAAGTTTGCCCTTGATGACAAATTAATTGTTAACAGCGCAACCATTACACGCATTGGCGGTACGGCTCAAACAGCAATTGATTCTGATTCAATTGCCACGTATTTCCCTCACTCTATCGCTGTTGCCGATTTGATAGTTGATACCGACGCCGAAGCCTTGGATATTGCAAGAATTTACGTTGCGACTAGATCGACAACTTCAATTCGTATAGATCAAATGAGCGTAGACTTATTAAACCCTAGCGTTCCAACTGCGACAATGCTGGACTTTGATTATTTTGACAACGTTCTAATTACCAATATCCAGCCAGACAATTCGACGATTACAAAAAACCTTCAGGTTCAAGGAATTGCACATGACATTACAGCGAGTTCATGGGTAACTACCCTGACCACAATGGAACCTATTGTTGATGGGTTTATCATAGGAAATAGCACTTATGGGGTAATTGGTGAGGATGTTTTGTCATACTAGGATATAATTAGACACTATTAAGGAGATACAATGGCAGCAGGATTAGGATTTAAGACTTTCAACACCGGTGACGTATTAAGTGCCGCCGATGTTAACGGATATTTAATGCAGGGCGTTTTAGTGTTTGCAGACGCAACTGCTCGGGATGCCGCAATCACCTCACCTCAAGAGGGTCAGTTTGCTTACACCAAAGACAATAATTCTTTATGGTATTACACCGGTTCGGCATGGGCATCATCCGGCGCAACAGGTGATATTGAAGGTGTAACCGCCGGAGTCGGTATAAGTGGTGGCGGCACTTCAGGAACAGTAACAGTTACTAACTCTATGGCAACTGCAATAGATGCTAAAGGTGATTTAATTGCTGGTACTGGTGCAGATACATTTACACGATTAGCAGTAGGCGCAAACGACACAGTTTTAACTGCTGACTCATCAACCGCAACTGGGCTAAAATGGGCTGCCCCTGCTGGTGGCAGTTCAGGATTAAATTTGATTTTGACTGAATCTTTTACTGCTGTTGGAAATATAATTAGAAACAATGTTTTTTCATCTACTTATGATAATTACCGAATTGTAATTGAATTTACTGCTAGCGCAACTTCATCATTTAATTTTTTCTTTAGACAATCTGGCACTAATTTTACTTCAGGTTATTCTCGCCAAACTTTAGGTAGCACTGGTACGACTGTTAATGCTGCTCGTTCAACAAGTCAAAGTGAGGTAACTGTTGCTAACAGTTGTGGTACTGATAGAAATTTCATAATTATGGATATAGCATCACCATTTTTATTACAGCGTAAAGGTGTTATTTCAGAAGCACTTTGCACTGCTAGCACAGTTATTAATGAACGCTATATGAATGTTAGTGATCTTACAACAGATTGCGACGGCATTATGTTATTTCCAAACACAGGAACAATTACTGGAAAGGTGAGTTACTACGGATATGGCAAATAATTTAACTGCTTTAATTGATGGAGAAATTGTCAAACTTGAAGGCGAAGCATTAGATGAATTGTTGGCAGCGCAAGCATCTGCTACTGCAAAACTAGAGGCTGATAAAGCCGAAGCCGAAGCAAAAGCAACAGCCAAAGCAGCCCTATTAGACCGCTTAGGCATAACCGCAGATGAAGCAAAACTTTTACTGAGTTAGCACAATCTTAGGGAATAGTTCATAAATGAAACCTTGGTTGTCAAAGGCTGCGGCTCAACTACGTGAACAAATAGATGATTCATACCCAGATCGCCAGCGTAAAAGTGATGGATGGGTTGCTGACTATAATCATCAACGCAGAGGTAAAAGCGATCACATCCCAGACCCAAAAGCCAACTTTGTTGTTAGAGCAATTGACGTGGACGCTCGCCTTTCTGACGACAAAAGAACTTCAGCATATTTGGCAGATCAAATTCGACTCTACGCTAAACGTGAAGGACGTATTCATTATGTAATTCACTTAGGGATGATTGCATCACCAATCATGAACTATAAATGGAGACGGTATCGGGGCTACAACCCACACAACCACCACGTACATATTTCATTCCGTAAAGATCAAGATTTCAACTCAGACTTTTTTAATATTCCACTACTAGGGGGTAACAATGAATAGCAAGTTATTAGCAGCACTTAACTCATACGGACGCAGCGCATTTGTTTGTCTTGCAACTGTTTACGTAACCAATCCATCCGGCACATTTGAGGACATTTGGAAAGCCTTTCTGGTTGCTTTTGCAGCACCAATCCTTCGTGCGTTAAATCCTGACGACACCGCTTTTGGTATAGGTAGCAAAGAGTAATGACAGCCCTTGAGTGGGCTGGCTTTGCTGCTGGAATTACCACAACATTAATCGGGATGCTTGCCGGCTTACGCTGGTTAGTAAAAGGATGGCTAAACGAACTTAGACCAAATTCAGGAACAAGTCTAAAAGATCAGGTGACACGCCTTGAGAAAAGACTGGATGAACTCTTTATTGTCGTAAGTGGGAAGTAGACTTTAGCCATGGCTACCAAACGGAAACCAAGAAAGAAAGTCGCAAGGCGACGCCGCACTACAAAAGAACCAATCTTAGTTAAGATTGATTTCTGGGCTATCGCTGCTAAAGAGGTATACGACGCTTGTCGTCGTGCAGGTATGGACGAAGGAACCGCCCTTGCATTTGCAATGGATAGGTCGTCATACCCTGATTGGATAGTTGACCCTAAAGACCCAATCAAAAACCCTCTTGACGACTTTGACGAGGACGACGATTAGTATAAAAAGAATTGCCTTTATCTCAGACCTTCAGGCACCGTTTATAGATGAGCAAAGCGTCAAGGTCGTAGGAAAGTTCTTACGGAAATGGAATCCTCACCGGACTATTCAAATCGGTGACGAAATCGATTTACCTCAATTAGGTGGATTTAATGCAGGAACAATAGATGAAATGGTTGGAAATCTTGATGACGACAGAAATTTCACACAAGAGGTACTTCAATACCTTGGCGTTACCGACGTACTAGGAAGTAATCATGGAATTAGACTCTACCGATCAATCAAGAAAAGACTCCCCTCTTTCCTCAACCTACCCGAACTCCAATATGAACGTTTTATGGGGTATGATAAACTCAAGATTAAATTCCACCCCTACGGACTTGATTGGGCGTACGGCTGGACGGCAGTTCATGGAGACTCTTTCCCTCTTAGCCAAGTACCATCACAAACGGCATTAAATGGGGCTAGGAGGCTGGGAAAGAGCGTGGTGTGTGGTCACACCCACCGACTAGGGTTATCAGCCTTTACAGAGGCTTCCAGAGGGCAATTAGGGCGTACTGTATGGGGATTAGAGGTCGGCAATTTGGTCGATCTAGCCTCAAGCGGCATGGCGTATACAAGAGGCTACGCCAATTGGCAGCAGGGCTTCGCAGTAGCCTATGTTCAAGATCGTAAAGTGCAAGTTATACCTATACCTATTAATAATCATTCATTTATTTTTGAAGGTAAATTGTATGAGTAGGCAGATAGATTATGAGCCTAGAGATATAGACGAACAAATAGACGCCTTTGATGAATTAGGGCTTTTGTAACAAAACTGTTATACAACACGCCGGCACCGATCTTGATGGTGTCGGTTAAGTCTGTCATCCTTCTCGTATCCAAGTTAACGGACTTGGTATAAACGAAAGGTATGAGATGAAGGTTAGAGCGCAAGACTTTGAACGGTTAACTACTTGCCAAATGGAGTTTGCTGGCAATGATGGCTGGGTTGAGCAGATCAACCGATTTGATGAGGAAATCAATTGGAAGCATAAATTCATTTACTGGGTAGATACCTACGTAAGTGCCTTGGTTGCTGTTCAATACTTAGTAGATCAAAAGTTTGACTACTCAATTTCCTATGATGAGGCGACTGCCGACTGGGTTATTACTACTGATTACTCCGGTTCATGGGTGACAGTATGAAAATAAACGGAGTTACTATTTTGTGGTTCATGATAGCAACGGGCTTACTATCTTATGCAGTTAGTTTATGGCATACGGAAATCTACAACCAAGGTTATTGGCGAGGGCGTCAGGTAGGTTGGAACATGCACCGACGCATGGTCAATATAGAGAAAGAGGTGGATGAGGTGTTTGACTATGAACAGAACTGAGGATTTATTTGACGAGGTAAGAGTTACCTTGTCGCAGAGAGGTAGCGTCTATGGTTCAAGCAGAACAAATCACGAAAGAATCTCTGAACTATGGAGTGCCTACCTTGGAGATTACATATCACCAATGCAGGTCAGTATCTGTATGCTGCTCGTCAAAGTCAGTCGTCTTACAGAGTCACCTAATCATCTCGATTCAGTTAAAGACGGAATTGGCTACCTCGCAATATACAATCAAATACTCAAAGAGTATGACACAGAATATAAAGGTGAAGTAGATGGCATTTAATATCAACGACTATGAAACGGTGGAGGTGAGGCTTGGAAGGTTTATTGCTGACTATCCTGATTTTATGGTGCATACGGAGTTGCTGGAGAATACTGAAAAACGCTTTATTGTTCTTGCCAAGATTTTTAGAACATGCGTTGATAGCCAGCCGTACGCTACTGGGCTTGCTTACGAAATCATTTCGGACAGAGGTGTTAATTCTACGTCTGCGCTTGAAAATGCGGAAACGTCCGCAATTGGAAGGGCTTTGGCTAACGCCGGATATGCAGCAAAAGGAAAGCGTCCAAGTCAAACCGAAATGGCTAAGGTTATTGCAGCCGAACAAAAGCCGCTGACCTTTAAGGAGAAACTTGAGTCACGCCAGTCAACTTTGACTGCGGCAGCAGAACAAGTTGCACCTTCAGAGCCTCAGCCTGTCTCTTGGGGTATTGGTGATGCAGTCAACGCAATAAGCAATGCCAAACCAAAAGAGCCAGAACCTTGCGAGCATGGACACATTCTCAAGCAGGGAATTTCAAAGGGTAAAGGTAAACCGTATTACGGTTATGTATGCAAAAAAGGCGTAGATACTCACGCCAAATGGGCTAAGCAAACAAGTAACGGAATCTGGTACTTCGATGAAGGATATGAAAATGGGTGAAATGGAAATGATTGACGAACATGGAGTAAAAGCCACGTTCAAAGATGATGGAGTGCATTTAGATATTGTGCCTTTATCTGAGTGTTGTGAAATGTGCAACGACCCAAGAATGATTGATATGAATGGCGTTAAGGTTTGTCCTCAATGTAATAACGTCAATCACATTGATTACCCACATGTCAACCCAGTCACGTAAACATAGGGGTTACCGCACTCAAAAGGTAGTGGCTGATTACCTGAAGCAGTACTACCCATACGCAGAATCTACTGGCGCAGGTCGTCAAGGGAGTGACATCCTAGGCACTCCCTATGACATTGAGGTTAAAGCAGTAACTAAATTCAGCCCTTTAGGTTGGATAAAGCAGATAAAAGAGCGCAAATCCGATAAACTTGGCTTCGTGGTTCTACGTTGCAATGGTCAAGGCGAGAAAGCCGGCGATTACGTCGTGTTGCTGCCATTACAAGACTTTATGAAGGTGTTAAATGGTTGAACCTATACGCTGCACAAAATGTGGGGCATGGATGATGGAAGGTTTGACCTGCTCGATATGCCAAAAGATCAATGCCCTGAGTGCTTAAGGTATAACACCGGCACCACCCAATATAACAAAGATTACTTCCATGAATGTAAAGACTGCGGTCATGAATGGAGTGAAGGTTATGGATAAAGAATCAACCGACATAGATTGGGCTTATCAAAATGCCCTTAGAGAACAATGGTTAAAAGATCACCCAGAGGCAGGTTACATAGGCTGGACTTCAATATAAATTACATAGTGTGGCATAAATCACATCTCACATAGTGAGACGATAGGAGAAACCATGCGTAAAGGATTTGACAAGGTCAGTATGCTTCAAGCGTGCGACGCACCTAAAAGTGCGAACGCAAGCCCCGATAGGGGACGGCTTGCGAGTTCGCTGCTTGTAGCATTTGGGGTGTGTATTGTCTTAACTGCGTTCAGCCTTCAGTCGAAAGAGATTGATTCCGTTCAAGCATTACAACCTAAAAGAATGATTACTTACAAAGAATATGCAAAACTAAAGATAGAGTCCATAGAACAATATAAATGTCTTAGTGCGTTATACGGTAAAGAGAGTGCTTGGAATAGCAAAGCAGTAGGAAACCTAGATGGTACTAAGCGTGTATACGGTATACCTCAAGGTAAGAGTGAGTACTTACGTACTGCTAATGGATATGAGCAGATAGACTGGGGACTGTCATACATAGCACATAAGTTTGGTATTGATGATGATGGTTATATCAATGCG